CGCTGGGCAAAGATACGTACTGTAATACCATTACTGTAGATCTTTTCGTCACCACGATTGAGGATGAATGCACCTACTGGTACTACCTCAGTCTTGATTGCCTTACCACCTACGTCTATTTCACCCATGAGGGGTGAGTGCAGCATACCCATACGTGCAATAGATGGTGTTGCATCACCGCTAGACGCTGACACGCCCATAAGTTCTGCCATTGATTGACCGCGTTCGTTCGCGATTGATAGTTCATTACTCATTTCTATACCTTTCTATAGATTCAAAGAGTTCCTAGTTATACATCATACATCAACTGTGTCAAGCCAGTTTGATCCGATTTTTGCTTCAAGTAGTAGTGGTACATTCATCTTTACATTGTACGTTTTTTCTACAAGATCGTTTATGTTATCGTTAAGTGATTCTATTATATCAATAACTTGTTGTTCTTCATCAGGGTGTATGTCAATTACCATACTGTCGTGTACTGAATTAACTACGACAGAGTTGTATGGTTGTAACAATTCGTGAAGTTCGTTCAACACAATAGGTACTACATCACCTGTTGCAAACCCTTGCACTGGATAGTTCTTAATCATTGTGAAGTGACTTGGCATACCATTGTCCCTGCGTTTTACATTAGGGAAAGCATACTGTCGCCCTGACTTATTAGTTATCTTATTAAACCGTAATGCCTCATCGCCTAACTCTTTATGCCATGCAGCAATACCCTCATACTTCTCAATAAAATGTTTATAGTAAGCGGCTTCAGCCTTAGATCTTCCATACCCTGTAGCTCCGAAGAGGGGGGCGAATGTATGTGCCTTGGCATCCTGGCGAGAAGTCTTCTGCCCTGCATCTGTAATAACTTTAGCAGTGTAACTATGCACATCAAACCCTGTGTCTATCTCTTTCATAGCAGTCTCATCTTGCGCTAAGAATGCAGCAGTACGAAACTCAAGTTGAGCAAAGTCAGCTTCCATAATCTTACCATTTTCCCATCGTGAAACAAAGACTTTCTTCACAGGAAACGTACCACCTCTGGGCATGTTTTGCATGTTAGGATTGCGTCCACTGAAACGTCCAGTAGCTGTTATGTGCTGAGTTAAACTTACATGTAAGAACCCATCATGCTTAGTGTAGTTTGATATACCCTCAACAAAAGAACTTAGGTAGCTACTAATAGCAGACAAACGTTTAAGATCATTAAGAAAAGACTCAGCCTCTGCCATGTTATTGTTTCTTGCAGTAGCCGCTAAGATCTGTAGGTTATCTTTACTTGTACTAAATCCATTAGCACTAATCCATTTCTTATTGGGTGCTGTAAACTTTAGACCAGCGACTTGTTTTGTTTCTTTTAGCTGAAACCCTCGCGTGTCACAGTCCTTACACTTGTTAGGTCTAGCATACTTTGTACCATCCTTCTTTACTTTGTATGTCTTGCCTTGTCCCTCACAGGTAGGGCATGTAAATGCTTCTGTTCTATATACACGTTTAGAGTTTGCTTTAACAGCATCTTTATATTCATCTACTGTAGAGGTAAACTCAAACAGATCAGCCCACTCTTTCTTGTTAACCATACGCAGAGAGAATACAACCTGAGACATCTGCTCTGGGCTACTGAGATTTATAGGTGTGTCACCCATAAGCTGACGAACTTTCTTCTGTAGCCTACTTTCAATCTCTGCCTTCTCTTGTTCAAACTGTAGTCTTACCTCGTCAAGGGCAGATCTATCCACCCTGATTCCCGACATGTACATTCTGGTGAGGGTTTTACAGGTGGTAAAGGTTGTATCTCTAATGACTTTGAGACCTTTGGATTCGGGCTTGGCGTAGTCTGCTTCGATACTATGGAACAACCAGCTAGTTGAAAGCAGATCACACCTGAGATAAAAGCTAAGCTCATCCAACGGTATCTCATTTGTAGTATAGCCTTCTTTAAAATATCTTTTAAGTGTATCATCTTTCTGTACCTCTAGGTTTCTGCGTTCAGCACAAGCACCTAAGCTTAATGGAGTGCGTTGCCCTCTATCAAGTATATACTCTGCTAACATTGTATCATAGATCAAGCCATCATACTTGAAGCCTGACTCCCACAACCACATCATATCGTGTTGTGCGTTGTGCATTATGAGTAGTGTTGTTAAGTCTAATATATCCTGGACTAGCTTATGCCCAGCGCCTGACGTATCCTTTGCTTCATCATGGTCTATGTTTACAATGTGTAGTTCATCATGGTTGTCTGCATTAACCATACCAACTTGGACTAAATGATTGTCAATCTCAAACGGGTCCATGTGATCTTTGCCGTTGCGTTTTGTTGTGCTATTCTCAACGTCTAATACTAATCTCATATCTTACCTCAAGCTGAATAGATAGAGCGTGATCCATCTAATACACAGGTTATCTTACCCTGATACCCATTCAACTTATTCTTTGCTAAGTTTAGATAGCGTACTGGATCTTCATCTTCACCCTCAACTTGTTGTGTCTTACCTATCAAGACCATCAGGTCAGCTTCAGCTGCCTTACCTGTCTTAGATCCTTCCATCATAGCTTGGTTAAGGTCAGCCTTACCTTCTGCTTCAGCAGACAGTTGTGACATCCAGATCACACAGCAATCATACTGCTTAGCAATGTTACGTGCATGGATAGCCGCAGTCTTTAATGTGATATCACTTCTCTCACTGCTTATGTCTGCAAACTTATCTCCCATATCTAACACTACAATGTCAGGCTTCTCTTGTTTAACAACAGACTCAACCCATGCCATACCCTTACCTGTACTATCCTTGAACAAGACATTCTTGCGGATAGGTTCATAACGTTTCTGTGCTAGAGCTTTATTCTCTCTGACTTCTTTCATTGTCATGTTAGCTGTTGCACTTATGTAACGTGCAGCAACACGTGTGTATGCCTCTTCGTTACACAGTACAATACACTTAGCACCCTGATGTGCAAAGCCCTCAGCACCTGCTATAATACTGGCATGGAAAGAAGTTTTACCAGTATTGGGACGAGCGCCAACCAATACAAGGTGACCACCACTAACACCTTCCACCCTACGAGCCAAGGAAGATATGTTAAATCCCCACTTGGATTCCAGAAGCGTTGCATCAAGTATCGTGTCAAGACTATTATCATCCCAATCAACACGCAGGTTAGGAGTAAAATCATTTTTGTATTCCTCTAATAGTTGTCTCAAAGGTTCTAGGCTATCCTCTGTACCATTAACAAAGTCAAAACCTAGGTTCGCTACACGATCACCTACATGCTGTTGAAACAACTGTGATAGTGTGTCTTGTGCTATCTCTTCTTTGATAGGCTCAGTAATTGATATACGTTTAAACAGATCTTCATATGCTCCACGTGTTGCTGTGGTAAGACTAGCATTCATTCTATTGAACACAGCCTCTAGATCCGCAACAGTTAGGTCACCCTCATAGGCTTCCATAGCACCATCAAGTGCCTGTTTAATCTTACGTACATCCTTACTAAATATTTTATCTGGGCAACGTATGCCCTTGTGTTGATCATAAAAGTTACGATCTAGTAACGTTTTAATCAGTGCTAATTCCATCATTCTTTATGTCTCCTACAACAATTTATTATATATCTACTTTTGGCTCCAAGTAATATGCTCCTGCACTACTCTTATATGCAGCCATAATGTCCAACCACTGTTGGCTACTCATGATTAACATTTGATAAGCATCCATCTCAGGTTCAAACTGTCTCATGTATACAGTACCCTCATCACCAAAGATTATCTCTATGTCTTCATGCTTATCTGTATGATCTAGGGTAGTTATTATAGACGCATCAGATTCAAACTCAACTGTGAACATCTGATCCCTCCGCTACAATTATATTTACCTGTGCTACATTACCTGTAACTTTAACAATCTTAAACTCTAATCCTTCTTTGGTGAGTAATCTTCTTAACATTGATACTGGTATCATACATCTGCCTTTCCTGTTAGTTTTATTAACCTAGCTAAGTACCATTGTGATTTCAGTAGGTCTTCTTGTTTGTTCTTATATCTCCAGCGATGTAGATACTTAGCAATGTTACCTCTCAGATAACCTATGTATTCTTCTTCGGTTAGGAAGTCTTCTATGTAATCAATACATTCAATCCTACCTTTACCATAATGCGCTGGGTTGTTTACGTTATCCATTCTGTCCTCTGATAATAGTTCTAGTATAGAGTTAGGGTCTACCATAGGTTTAATACTTACTCAAGTCAGCAAGTTTCTCCATGTCTTCTGGCATACGATACTTTATATCATCAGAAAGACTTAGTGCTACTGTTTTGTTTCCTGTCCACAACTCTATCTCTCTGCGGTACTCGATAGTCTTTGATAGTGCATCAGGATCTAGTGCAATCACAGCCTTGTCATACTCACCTATCTTCTCAAAGTGTTTATGGTTCATGCTAGTACCCAGGATTGCCATGCAAGTTACATCAGACAATTCTTGATAGGCTACAATAGCTGAGACTACATCCTCTACAATAAGTATTGTATCACCTTCACCTACTGTATAGTAGTCTGCTGCGCCTGTGTAGCGATACCACTTAGGGTTTTGAGTAGCACCTACTGCTCTACCTATAGCATCAATCATCTGATGTTTGTAGTATATAGGAAAGACTACCCTCTCCTGTTGAACGTCATAGAATGTGTTACCTACTATACCCCAGCGCCTCATGAATCTATTGTGCTTAGTATGTTGTCGTGTTGGTTCTACTAGCTGGGCTGGTATCTCCATAGTTTCTACCTCTCTCTTGGTTTGATCTTGCGCTGGGCGTAAGTGTCTGCGTATCTCAGATGCAGTCATGTCTGTATCAAACTTACCACCTACATCACACCCTAACTTATAACAGTTATACATCAATAGACCATACTCGCAAGAGGCTGAGAAAGTATTCTTACCTCTACAGAAAGGACAGTCACCTCTGTGTGATCCATGTGCGGTTACAGACTCAGCATATTCTCTGTGCTGTTGCCAGTTATGTTTACTCATACTCTAGCCAACTTCTTTACACCATAGTGTTCTTCTGTGTTTGTCCTGATAGCATGGCAGTTTGCACACAATACCTGACACTTGAATACTTCTTCTCTTATTTTTTTGTTACTCTTAGTATTCTTACCATAGCGTAGGTAGTGTGCTTTAGTAGGTACTAAAAACTTCTTATCCCTAGGTATTATATGATCGAAATGTAGCGCTACTGAGAAAGCCCTATACCCACAATGTGCACAACCCTTTATAGTCTTATACCTACGAAGTATAGCCTGACCTTCATCATACTTTTTTCTTCTGCGTATCCTATCTTTTTCTTTACTCTCTTCACTTCTCACTCTCATCTTCATTCCCTCTCGCTGACAATGCCTTAGATGCACCACTCAATGTGTTCACCATGTAAGGCTTAACTGATTGTATATTCTTATGTCCTGTTACCTGCATGATATTAGCTAAGTCAACCCCACCTTCCATCATTTCAGTCACAGCGGTACGGCGTAAGTCCATAGCTGTAAGCTCTCTAGGTAGATTAGCTTCGTCCAGTACCTCATTGATAAGTAAGGATATTTCACCCTTATCATATGGTGTGTATGCACCTGACCTTGGTTTAACCCTAGGTGCTACATATTCCTGGAATCCAAAGTCTTCCTTTTGTTGTCGCAGCATATCACACAAACCATTAGATATGGGTAGGTGTATCTCAGCATTACGTTTACTTTGTGTTAGGTCTAAGCGACACTGATCTAAGTCTAAGGTATCCCAAGTCATAACTCTCATGTCACCTATACGCTGACCCCAATCATATGCCATGTGTACAATAAGACTAATGCTACGCCATCTAAAGTCACTGTAACCTGTCTCAAGAAATGTTTTGATCTGGTCTCTACTCCAGTACACACGCCTAGGTTTGCTAGACTTGGTAGGTACAAGTGCTACTGGGTTGTGTATCATTACGTCCTGTCTCATGGAATACTTCCAAGCAGCAGACAATACAGACTTACGATAGTTTGCTGTGCGTATGCCTGTCTGAAGCCACGTATCATATGCCTGTATAAGATGTCTTACCTTAAGATTAGTACAGCGATACTCACCAAGGGACTTGCCTTCCACAGGTGTACTAATTACAGACGCTAGATGTATTTCATAATCCTTTTGAGATGTACCAGATAGTCTAGCAAAGGCAGGTGATACCAGATAAAAATCTATGATATCACACAGCTTAGCATTACCCTTGGGTGGTTTCATGTTATCTTCCTTTCACGTTTCTGTACCAGATATATAAGAACCCACCTATGTAGGCAGCAATCACAGTTAATGGTAGTAGATGCATTAGAATGTTGGATGCCATACGTCACCTTCCTCTATAGTCTTTTTAATATAGGATGCTTCGTTCTCATACATATGAGCCTTAGCTTTGTTTCCATCCCAGAGAGCATCATCAGCTAACCTCATCAAGTAAGCATGATACTTCTGAGCAGGTAGTAAGCGTGTGTCTTCACTCATCTTGCATTCCTTTCCTTTACCCATAACCTTTTAAGTCTAGTATTTCTACCACCCTTAGCGCCTGTCTCCTGCCTATTCTTTTGGGCAGTCCACTGGTCACCCTCTTTGTAGTTGCGTATGTTAAACATCTCACGCATCCTTTTGTTTTCCTGTTCACAGACACTT